GCTATAGCTACTATTGGTGGTGCAATTTTAGGTGGTGCTATTGGAACAGTTAATAAAGTAAGATTAAGAAATGCTACAAAAGAAATAGAAAGAGAAATAAAAGATTTTAATGAACTGTCAGATACGATTGATACTGTTAATAAAGCAAGAGAAAATGCTGATCCAAAAGTAAGACCATTAGCAAAAGCTGAACAAAAAAATTTAGAAGGTGAGCAAAAAGAATTACCAAACTCATTAGGTGAATTACAATCATTAAAAGAAAGATTGAAAAAAAATCCTAAAATATTTGTTGATAGTACACAAGCTATGTCAGTCAGAAATAAATTTAAAGATAACAATAGGCAATTAAAAAATAGAAAAGATTTAATTAATAAATTAGTTAATATAAACAAAGGTTTAACAAACAAAGCTAAAAATATAGTTAAGTTTTTAGAAGGAATAAAGTCTACCAGAGATAAATATGCAGCACCTTTGTTAAAGATAAAAGAAGATTTAATTGCACAATCTAAAGGTGAAAAAGGATTTAATATAGGATTATCTAAAGGTCAAATAGAATTTTTAAAAAAAATAAAAGATCAAGAAAAACAATTATTTCTTACAAAAAAACAAACTGCTATGATTAAAAAACAAATTAAAGAAGTAGAAAACGCACAAGTACGCATAGAAAAAAACAAAGCTAATCTTCTTAATAAGCAAAAAGGTACAAAAGATATTATTAGTGAAGATAAAGTTAAAGAATTACAAGCAGAAAATAAAATTTTAAATGAACAAATACGAGCAAATAATAATTTAGATACTGTAATAAAACAAGAAAGTGCAATGCAAGATGAAATTGCAAAAGTAAATCAAGAGTTAACAATAAGAAGAACAGAAGATGAAGCATTATTAGATGCTGATGGTGTTCCTATTGATAAATATAAATTACAACCAAATTGGTACACAGATAACTTTGTATATAAAGCATTAGTAACACCAATGAAAAAAGCATTTCAAAGTGAACTACCTTTAACAATAAAAAGAAACTTTAGTAAACTTGCAAATGATGCAGGTCTTACACAGATTGCACATAAGTTAGGAGATACTTTAGGATTGTCAGTATATACAAGAGCAGCAGTTCGTAATGGTGAATATGTAAAAGCACATGATAAACTAAGACAATTATATGCAGAACATACTGGCAAAGATAGAGTTATCTTAGATTATGATTTTCAAAAAAAGGGATATCATGAATGGCTAGAGGACACATACTCAAGAGTATTAAAGCAAGAGCCATTAAGTGAGTTAGATAAAAAAGTTAAAACTATTGTTGATGACTTTATGAATACATGGGAAAAAAGACTTAGAGATCAAGGTCTTATTGGAACAACTGAAAATCTTACAGCACGAATAGTACAAGAAAATATACGAATACAAAATTATGTAAAAAAATTAAGACAATTATTAGATCCTGAAGGTAAGCCTCTTACTGTAACTAAACAAGCAATAGAATTAGAAAAAGGATTTATTGCTTTTGCAAGAGGAGAAGATGTAGATATTACTGCTTTAAATAAATCATTAGATCAATTAGAAAAATATAAAATACTTGGTATAAATAAAGGCAGAACAAATATATACAAAACAGATGTTGTTGGAGAAATAAGAAAAATACAAGATGATCTTAAACAGCTTAAAGAAAACTTACAAGTAGCTAAACAAAGTAAAGTAAAGCCAAACAATGAAGAATTCTTTTTTCCTAGATACTGGGATATTACTGCTATTAAAGCTAATCGTGCAGATTTTGAAAGAGTTTTATATGAGTGGTATATTAACAATCCTACCATACTTAGAAAAAATAAAGATGGTAACATGGAAAGAGTTGAAGCACTAACTGCAGAAGAGTTACAACGAGCAACAAGTCCTGAAGGTGTGGCAAAGAGAGTAAGAGATACAGTTGACACTATTACAAAAGAACGTAATGATGTGACAGATGATGCTGTTGCATTTTATGGTCATGGCAAATCAAAACATTTTCGACATAGAACTTTAGATATACCTAACAAATTTGTTACTGATTATATTGTAACTAATCCAGTACAAGTTATGAAAATATATACTCAAAGAGTAGCAGGAAGGTATGAATTTTCAAAACAATTTAATGGTAGATCTATAGATCAAGTACTTGCTGATATGGATATGGATATGTTTAATTCAGGTGCTTCAATAGCAAAAATTAATGAAACACGAAAAGATTTTTTACATATGTATGATCGTGTGGCAGGTAGAGTATTGCGAAATCCTGATAGATTTGACCAACGATTTGTAAATATGTTGAAAGATTTAGCACAGTTAAATTATTTAGGTAGTGCAGGTTTTAGTACATTACCTGACTTAGCTAAAGTTTTGATGGAACATGATCTTGGTAATGTAATGAAAGGTTTAACTGGTTTAATTCAAGACTCAAGAGTTAAGATGAACGCAAAAGAAGGTAGATTAGCAGGAGAAATCTTAGAAATATTACAAGGTGATGTTCATATGAGATTGGTTGAGGATTTACAAAACAATCCTTTATCTCAAAAAAAATATGATGTGACAATGAGTAAAGTTAGAAATGTTTTTTATGCTTTAAATGGATTAGCACCTGCTACAAATTTAATGAAAAAATTAGATTCAACAATTAGAACTCATGAATTAATACAGTTTTCAATACAAGATGCAAAAGGTATAGCCAAAGCACAAGATGTAGAATATTTAAGAAGATATAATATTGATAAAAAAAAAGCTAAAGAAATTAATAAATTAGTTGAAGATGGTATTATAGAAAATACTAAACCAAATGGACAAGGTGTTTATTTAGGTAATACAGAAAAATGGTTACAAAATGGTGTGGCTGAAGAAACATTAGATACATTTAGAGGTGCATTAAATAATGGTATTATGAATACTATTCTTATGGGTACACCTGCAGACAAACCAATTATTGCAGATGGTGTAGTTTATATACCACAATGGATTGGTAGTAAGTTTGGTCTTAAATCTGATAAAAGATTTAAAGGATATACTAGAATAGAAACTGGATTAGCAGGATTACCATTTCAGTTTTGGTCATATAGTTTTGCTGCTGCAAATAAAATTACTGCAGCAATGATTACTGGTCAGGCAAAAAATAGAGCTGCAGCATTTACAACTGCAGTAGGTTTAGGTTATCTTTCATTGTCAATTAAGAGTGAGTTTGGCAGTGCTTTTACAGAAGCCAAATGGGATAATATGGCATGGGAAGATAAGTTAGCAAGATCAATAGATGCTAGTGGTTTGATGGCTATGTATAGTGATTTGTTTTATACAGCAATGAATACAAGTATGGCTCTTGGTGGTCCTGATATATCAATGGGATTGTTACAACCTAAATTTCCACAACAACCAAATGTTGCTGATGCAATTACATCTGTAGCAGGTGCAGGTCCTGCCATTGGAGTTGATATAACAAGAGGTTTATATGATTTTGCTATTGAAGGAAAGTATGGTGATGGATCTAGACAAGTTATAAAAAATTTGCCTTATATGCGATTATGGTTTATGAAAGGAATGGTAAACGAATTAACTTCTGTCTTAGTAGATATTGAAGATGATGGTTTTGAACGAGCAATGAGAGCGAGGTTTTAATGACAATAGCTTTAAGCGATCATTCACCAAGAGAGTCTTACACTGTAACGCAAGGTGCTACACAGACAGCGTTTACTGTGCCATTTGAATTTTTTGATGATGCTGATTTAAATTTCTATGTTGATGGTACAAAGAAAACATTAACAACTCATTATACAGTATCAGGTGGCAATGGTTCTACTGGCACAATAAACACAACTACTGGCAATACTGTAACTGGTGCTACTGGTGGCTCTACTGTTGTAATTACAAGATCAATAGCTTTAAACAGAACTACAGATTTCCCATCATCAGGTGCGTTTGAAGTATCAAAGTTAAACACAGAATTAGATAGATTTACTGCAATAGCAGACGATATTACTGACACTCTTACAAGAACAATTCAATTAGCTGACGAGGATACATCAGTATCTACGGAGTTACCATTAGTGGCTAATCGTAAAGGTACAGTCTTAGGATTTAATGCATCTACTGGTGCAGTTGAAGCAGGACCTACAATTACTGCAGTACAGTCTTTAGCTGATGTTACAACATCTATTAATTTATTAGGTACTTCTGCTGTTGTTGAGGACATGGGTTTACTTGCTACATCTGCAGTCATAGAAGATATGGGATTACTTGCTACATCAGCCAACGTAACAGCTATGGGATTACTTGGCACAAGTGCTAATGTAACAGCTATGGGATTACTTGGCACAAGTGCTGTTGTGGCTGACATGGCATTATTAGCAACAAGTGATGTAATATCTGACTTAAATACACTTGCAAGTTCAGATTTTGTATCTGATTTAAATGCTATAGAAGCTATTAAAGCAGATGTTACTACTGTTGCAGATAATGTAGCAGGAGTAAATTCTTTTGCTGAAAGATATAGGGTGGCATCATCTGATCCTTCATCTAGCCTTAATGCAGGTGACTTAGCATTTAACACAAGTTCTAATGTTCTTAAATATTACAATGGCAGTTCATGGCAAGCAATAAGTGCTGTAACCACTGGTATATCAAGTGGCAATGTTTTTGTTGCTACAAGTGGAATTGCTGATGATGATTTTTTAAGAGTATCAGGAACATCTGTTGAGGGTAGAAGTGCTAGTGAAGTAGCAACTGATATAGGAGCAGCAACAGTAGACGAAGCGACAGCTTTAGCAATAGCTTTATAAAGGAGATAAAATGGCAAACACATTTAAAATACTAACAAGAGATGTAGCTCCTGCGAGTAGTGGCACTCCCGAAACAATATATACTGTTCAAAGTGGTAGCACTATTGTTGTTTTAGGATTAACACTTTGTAATGTTCATACAGCACAAGTTACTGGAACAGTACAAGTTGTAAGTACAACAACTCAAACATCACAGACACAAAACACAACTGCTCATATTGCTAAAAGTATGCCTATTGCAGTCGGGCAAACAGTAGACGTTATTATAAATAAAATAATTTTAAATGTTGGTGATATTATAAAAGTGGACTGTTCAGTAGCAGATAAACTTTCTGTTACATTTAACTATATGGAGATCACATGATAACAACACCTGATTTTCAAGGTACACATTTATGGGATAGATTGTGTTGGGCTAAAGAAAACCTACAGCCTTATCAAACAAAATATTGTGTAGTGTGGGAAGATCAAAATGATCCTGATGCTCCTGCAAAGGTAACGCACCCTGATCCTAATTGGATGGCTTGTGCTTTACAAGGTGGCATATTGCCTGATGTTAGAGTTTATTGGGAGTTAGCTAAAGACGAAGCTAAACCTGATTTTAAAAAACATACAAGAGGTTATCTTTTACATAATACAAAACCAATAGATGCAATGACAGAAGAACAAGCAATTGAATACGCAATTTTCAAAGACATCCCTCGTCATGTTTGGCAAAATTGGGATAAGGCTAACAAACCAAGATTGGTTATATGCACAAGATCGCAATTACCAAGCACAAGAACATGGCGAAACTCATGGAAAATATCAGAAGAATTAACAATCAACCAACAAGAGGTGGCATAAATGGCAACTAATATAGTAGACAAAGATGGTAAGATAATTGATGCATCTACAGCAACAATCCCATCAGACAGACATTTCAGAAATGCTTGGTCATTATCTGGCAAAGTTATAACCGAAGATTTAACTGCATCTAAAGTAATCTTTAAAGATAAAATAAGGGAAATTAGAAAACCTTTATTAGAAGCAGAAGATGTTGTTTATATGAAAGCATTAGAAGCTGATGATGCAAGTGCAAAAACTGCAAGTGTAAATAAAAAGAAAGCATTAAGAGATGCACCTGCTAACTCAGCAATAACTAATGCAGACACTATTGCTAAATTAAAAGCTGCTTGGGATACAAGTGTTTTAGGAACAAGTCCTTACGCATAGGAGTTTAATATGTTTAATAACATTGGTAAGAAAGCTGAAACAACAAGTTACGAAGCTATTATTCAACAACATGAAAATACTGTTACTGGATCACTAACTATAGATGCAACTAACAATGCTTTGTCTTGTGGACCAGTAACTATTGCATCTGGCACAACTATAACTCTTTCTGGGAATTGGACAATAGTATGAGTAGTGAATTAGTATTAGATGAATTAACTGGTAGAAGCTCGGCTGGAAGTATAGCTGTGACTGCTGAGGGTGGCACAGTCACAACAAATCTACAGCAAGGTTTGTGTAAAGGTTGGATTGCTTATGCACTAGATTCAACAAGTCCAGTAGTTGCTGATTCTTTTAATTTTACTGTGCAAACAGATCATGCAGCAGGAGATACCACTTATGCGATTACAAACAACATGAGAGCAGCAGAAGGATATACTGTAAGTGGTAAAGCTGCTCCAGCAGGTGATACAACAACTTTTGTTTACAGTCCTCAACCATTACAAGATGGCTCTGTTACAACAAGTACTTTAAGAATAACTGCAAACCATGCAGGAGCAAGTGCTTCAGGTTCTCAAGACCTTAATTATGTATCAAATAATATACATGGAGATTTAGCATGAGTAGTATACTAAAAGTTAATACTCTTACTGGTGTATCTACAGCAGGATCAATCTCTGTTACTGGCGAGGGAAATTCAACAACTACAAATTTACAACAAGGATTGGCAAAAGCATGGATTGCTGGAGATAATAGCAGTGGTAATATATCTATTACAGATAGTTTAAATTTTAGTTCTTCGTTAGATGTAACAGCAGGAAAATCAACAATATCTTTTAGTAATAACATGGCTACTGCAAAAGGTTACTCTATAGCAGGAGCAAATGCTGATGGCTCAGACCAAACTGCGTATCAATACCAAAGTCAACCTTTGCAAGATGGTAGTGTTGCAACAGGAAGTATAGCATTAGTACATTCTTATGTTACTTCAAATGCTTCAGGTATAGGTGATTATGCCTATTGGAGTTACTCAATACATGGAGATTTAGCATGAGTACATTAAACGTAGATGCTTTGGTTGGTGTTACTTCTGCTAATGCCATAACAGTAAGAGGTGAGGGAACAGCTACTATAAATTTACAACAAGGGTTGGTTAAATCGTGGATTAGTGCAAACTTTGTAAGTGAGGCATATTTAGACAGTTTTAATCAATCAACTTTAAATGATATTGCAGCAGGATCGTATAGATTTACAGTAACTAATAATTTTGCAAATGCTAATTATGCTTGTGGAACTGAAGCTAGATATGTAGATGCTAATGGTATAAATACCATGACACAAGAAAATAGTTTTACAAGAACAACATCACAGTATCAGGCATTTTGCTCTAATGATGGTGCATCTGTAACATCAGCAGATACAGTGCATTACCAATCTTTATTAGCAGGAGATTTAGCATAATGGCTAAACCTACTATACAAGAAATCCATGTAACATTAGAAAAGCATATAGCTGTTAGTGATAATAAGTTTGAAGAGCTTTTAAATAGAGTTAAACGTCAAGAGTCAATCATGTTGGGTACTGCAGGAACAATGATTGTAATGTTGATAGGTTTACTATTGAGGTAAGCCCATGCTTGAAATGCTAATGGTAGCAAATAGTGCTTTCGCAGTCATCAAACAAACACTAGAAAATGGTAAAGAAATAAGTAGTGCAGGTGCAGCAATAGCTAAATTTGTTGGTGCTGAAGATAAACTACAACAAGATTTACATAGAAAAAAGAATAGTATATGGACTAACTTTTTAGGTAAAACTGATAATGATCTTGAAGAGTTTATGGCACTGGAACAGATACGAGTTAAGCAAGAAAAACTACGAGAGTATATGCAACTATATGGTCGTGCTAATTTATATAAAGATTATATACAGTTCTGTGCTGATGCACGAGTAGCAAGAAAAGAAGCACGGATTAAAGCAGAAAAACGTAAGCAACAAATTAAAGATACTATTCTTAAAGTTATATTAGTTATATTAATTACTACTTTGTTGTCAGGTGTTGTGACTGTACTTGCAATTATAGCTAGAAAGAAAGGAATAATATGACAGCATTTATGTTAGCTTGTTATTTAAATGGTGTTGTGCAAGGAGCAATCTATTTTAGAAATGTTGCAGACTGCACATTCTATACAAAATATTTAAGCAATCAAACATACGACACTGTAACTGGAGAGAAAGCTACTTACAAATGTATATGTAAACTTGTGCCACAAGTAGACGATAAGAAAGTGAGAGTTTACTAATGACAGAAGATAAAAAGAAAATTGTTAATGTAGACATAGGGCAAAATAGTTTTGAGTTATCACTGAGAATACTTGGTAATGAGTTTGTTGCTATTAAGATTGGATCTACTAATTTTAGTGGCAAGTTAATAGCAGGTGGTATATTATTATTATTCTTTACTTTAGTTTTGCTTGAAGGCTTTGGTTTAAATGAAGTACTTAAACAATAGAGGAGTAAGTAATGTTAACTGCATTGATAGGTCCAGTAAGTAAACTTGTTGGTAAGTTTATTGAGGACAAAGATGTTAAGAATAAGTTGTCACATGACCTAGCTACATTAGCACAACGTCATGCACAAGAACTTGCTAAGTCACAGATAGAAGTAAACAAGATGGAAGCACAGTCTCGTCACTGGTTTGTTGCATCTTGGAGACCCTTTATCGGTTGGACTTGTGGTATCGCTTTAATGTGGCATTTTGTTTTGTCGCAATTTATTTTATTTTTTGCCACCATGTTTGGTTACTCTTTACCTGCATTGCCTGAGTTTGATATGGGTTCATTGATGACTGTGCTAATGGGTATGCTTGGTTTGGGTGGCTTAAGAACTTTTGAGAAGTACAAACAGATATCAAAATGACACAAGTTATTTGTTATGTATGTAAAATAGCTATGCAAAAGACAGAGCTAAAAGATGTTTATAAATGTCCTGCTTGTGGACTAATAGAAAATAGAAGGTTAGAAGATGAACATAAAACAATTCAGAGAAGAACTTAAACGAGACGAAGGTGTTAAGAATGAGGTGTACTTAGATCATTTAGGTTTACCTACTTGTGGGATAGGACATCTTATTACTGAATGGGATACAGAATATAATGCTGAAGTTGGTACACCAGTATCAGAAGAAAGAGTTAACGAACTTTTTGAAAAAGATTTAGCTACTACTATTGATGAGTGCAGATTAATTTACAATGATTTTGATGTATTACCAGTTAAGGTTCAGCACATTGTAGCTAACATGATGTTCAATATGGGTAGACCAAGACTCTCTCGCTTTCATAAGATGAAGAAAGCAGTAGATAATCGTGACTGGTTTGAAGCTGCATACGAAATGACCGACTCAAAGTGGGCTAAACAAGTTCCTGAAAGGGCTATGAGGCTTGTTCAAGAAATGCAAAGTGTCAGCGAATAGACTATATTCTAGGGTACAATCATACTAGAGGGAGTGTTTACCCCCTCTGTATGGCTCTTAAATCAAGACTTTTTTTTGTTTATTACCTCTCTATATCCAGTATCTACATGAAACATGACAAGTTGGCTTCTTCCTGCTCTACCTTTACGAGTAGTGCCATCTCTTTTAATAAAACCTTTTCTTTCAAGACTTGCATATCTAGGTGTTATACTTCCTTCACGAAAAGCATCTTTAAATCTCATACTTAAATACATAAATACTTGATCGTGAGTAGCACCACTTTCTCCATGTGATTGTATGGCTTTCAATACAACTTTCTCAAGTCTGTTGGTATCAACTTTTTCGGCAGCTTCCCATGATGTTTTAGGATCATGGGTTCGTGCCTTTGCTTCACTAGAATGGTATTTCGTCTCCATCTATTCCTCCATTATCTGTAGTTTCATTGTTAACTGTTACCACTTCATCACCGACTCGTGGTGTCTTGTCACCTATCCGTGCTGACAAGAACTTGGTATTGCCATCTTTGGATATGGTTTTCCAACAAGCAATCCTGCGACTGTCCTGATTGGGCAGTGTCACTGGACCACTAAAGTCAGGTGACTTCTCATTCATAGACTTGTCGTTCTCATACATAGTACCGACCTTTGCATAGACATCTCGTGCAGTACCACCATCAGGTAGTGATGCTTTGACAATTACAATTCTATGCTCTGTGCCATTACTATCTAGTTTCCCTTGCACAAGCAGACTTTCATCTGCTCGTGGTTTGAAGAAACTACCTCTGTCTGTGTTATCATAATCCATCATCTTCCCCTTTCACTTTTGGTTTGGAAGTATTTATTGTAGGCTGACTTGCCACATTACCATCATCATCTTCTGAAGGTAATCCGTACACACTTTGTAAAGTGTATCTCTTATAGTATGTTATAGCTGATCCAATCTTCTGTGGATTTTCCATGTTTGCTTGTGCCAACATGATAGGTAGCTTGGACTCAATGACAGTATCATCATGCTCGTGCATAACTTTAGTTGATACAACTGGTACTACAACATTAGATCCATCATCATTGGATACATAATCGTATGTCATTTCTTGAGTAAAGAACAAACCAAACTGATTGCCTTGCTTTACTGCTTCTATAACTGACTCTAGTGTAGAGTAGTTACTTCTGAAGTGTGGGTTCTTACCATCTTTCTTTGCAGTGACAGCAAGTTTTTGAAATGCAAGAAGAGCAGTCTTTATTGTGTGCTTCTTTACCATCAATACTTTACTGGCATCTACTTTTTTGATATTACTTTTAGTATCTGTCATGTGTAACCTCCATTATACAGATAGTTGAAGGGGTGAGTTGGGTCTACTCACCCTTTCTTTGTTATACGAATTGACCCTCGCTTGTCTTTCT